GTATCCAGTCCCTGGGGCAGTTTCTTAAACACATTCATTATTTTCAGGCGGTCCAGGATTTTGACGACATCTTCTTTTGGCGTATTGGTCGCGTAGCATATATTATCCAGCACCGACCGATTGAATAGCACCACTTTTTGGGACACAATCGATAATTTGCTTCGCAGGTATTCGCGGTCGATGTTGCGACTATCTTCCCCGTTGAATAAAATCTGCCCCTCGGTCGGTTTGAAGAACCCGGACAACAGTTTGATAATGGTGGATTTTCCGCTGCCGTTTGTTCCGATGATGGCGACCCGGTCGCGTGCGTTGATTTTGAATGAGACGTTGTCGAGGGTTTTCGGGTGGTCTTCGCCGTCTCCCGCGGGGATAGCCGTAGCCGTTGCCGCGCCGTCTCCCGCGGGCGCGGCCGCCGCGTATTCGAACGACACATTTTTAAACTCAATGTCCCCCGTAATCGGTATTTCGGTTTTATCCCCAGGCGCCTCGTCCTTATCCACTAAAAGCTTATTAATATCCATTTCATTTTCGGCGAGTTTGCCATACTCCGCAATGACACGAATGCTTCCTTGCGACGATGTCTTGATATACCGAATGAAAAACAACATAATAATAATGACCTTTATCGCCGAAGTGCTGTCGATTTTATGGTTTTTATACAAACGAAGTATGACGTATACGTATATTACCAGTATGATTGTAACGAGAATTGACATCGCATATCCTCCTTTGGATGTGCTCCATAATTGAGTTTCGTGTGCTTCGTCATATATACTGTGTTTATTCGTCAAGAATTCCTTTTCATCCTTGATTTTCTTAGTACATATAATACTAATAGAATTACTCAATACGTCGTCAATGTTCGTCATTAATTGCTTCTCTTCGTTTTCACGGTGTTCGGACGTGTTCTTCGTATCCATTAGGATGTAATAATACATAATGAAAAACAATACAAACACGAGTAGCGTCATCGCGCCAATCAACGGGTCCAAATAGATAATATACGAGAGAATTACGACAGTCGTGAGGACAAACGTCACAACCCAGTAAATAAACCGCCCGGTAAATGACGTCACTGTATTCGGTATCTTCAATGCTTTAATGATGTGATTAGAGATGTCTTCTTTTTCATAATTCACTTCGATATTCTTGAAGATCACGTCGATTAACTCGAACCGTATGAACTTCTCCATCAATGGATAATAAATCTTGTCGAAATAATTGCTCACCATATAGACGGTATCTACGAAGATGCTTAATCCGGCTATCTTCAATAGAATCGTAATCGAATTATTGTATTCCAGATTATTGACGGCGGATGTAAATTTCGAAAATAGGTCTGATAATACAATCATCTCAATGGGATTACATATTAATGTTGTAATGATTGTTATGAATACCCATATTTTGTTTTGTTCTAGGAAATCTAAAATATATCCGACAATAATATTATTTGTCATAGTAGATATAATACTATTATAACATCCGATAATAATAGTATTACACACACGGTCGCGGGGGAGGGTGGCACCGGCGCACCTTAATGTCTCTTGGGGGTATTGACGAGACGGTGACGCTTGCCAGTCTTGGCGTTAATCTTAATGGCGCCAAACTTGCCCTTACGAGCGGTGTAGCCATACTTACGCAGGCGGTTCTCCTTCTTTGCGGTCGCGTGCTTCTTTGCGGAGACAATGCGACCGTGCTTGTTGAAAATCAGCTCTCCGCGGGAAAGACCGCCGGGGGTCTTGTAGGCAGTTCCGTGCCAAACCTGGGCGCGAGACCCCTCCAACATTTCGTATTTCTTGCCATGCATGTGATAGTAACCATCATCACTTCGGTCGCAACGTTTCACCATTTTGCTAAATCTCTCGTTATAATCTATCATTAGAAAATATCGCTCATTCATTCGCTCATTCATTCGCGCATTCATTCGCTCATTCATTCGCTCATTCATTCGCTCATTCATTCGCGCATTCATTCGCTCATTCATTCGCGCATTCATTCATTCATTCATTCATTCATTCATTCATTCATTCATTCATTCGCGCATTCGCTCATTCATTCATTCGCTCATTCATTCGCTCATTCATTAGAATGAGTTCGTCACCGGCGCGCCAAAACCGCCAGGAGCCCCCGACCACCGACCGAATCGATTCAGATTATTCACCGCATATACTTTTTTCACATTTTTGGTTTCAGTGGCAACGCGGATATCTTGCGCATACCGCATCTTCTTTGTTATATTGGTATTATTCGTGGATGTCGCCATTCCGGCGGTAGGATTCGCGAGGTTTGGGCATTTATAATATGGAACGCGGTTCGGGTCATTTGTAACAACGGGATTGCCCGATGCGTCATATTGGACGAGTGCGTCGCCTATGCGGTAAATATCATTACACGTGAGACCCATCCCGTAGATGGTGCGATAACGTGGAGCAGTCATAGCGGAGCGAGCGAGCGGAGCGGCGGAGCGGAGTGTGTCGTTAGCGATACATATTCTCCGCAAAATAAAATTGAACGTCATTTAAACCTTTTGTCGGAATGAAGTATACCCACCCATCGGTTTCATTCATTAATGCCACCTAAAGTCAGTTCTAAAGCCACCGCCGCCGGTGCCGCCGGTGCCGCTGGTGCCGCCGCTACCGAAGACCTCCAGAAATATCAAAAGATGACCGACCGTGAACACATTCTCAAAAAACCCGACACCTATATCGGGACGATTGAACCCGCAGAGACGACGGAATATGTTATGGACGTAGCGCCCCCCACAAACGGGGATGCCGCCGCCGCCACCCCTGCGCTGCTGACCCGACGCAACATCACCTACATCCCCGGTCTCTACAAGCTCTTCGACGAAGGTATGGTAAATATGCGCGATCACGTTGTCCGCCAGGCCCAAGCCGTGTCGGACGGCAAACCCGACGCACTCCCCGTCACTACTCTGGAAGTCGAGATTGACCCCATCGACGGAACGATTCATATGACCAACGACGGTAACGGCATCGACGTCGCCCAGCACCCCGAACATAAACTCTGGATTCCTGAAATGATTTTCGGCCATCTTCGCACATCTACCAACTACGACGAAAACAAGAAGGAGAAAATTGTCGGCGGGAAGAACGGGTTCGGATTCAAACTCGTCCTCATTTGGTCGGTATGGGGTCGCGTGGAGACCGTCGACCATATTCGCGGACTTAAATATATCCAAGAATTCCGGTCAAATCTGACGGAAATCGTGCCCCCCGTGGTGACCAAGTCCAAGGTCAAGCCGTATACGCGCGTCAGCTTTCGCCCCGATTACGCACGATTCGGACTCCCCGGCAACAATCTCACCGCAGATATGGTCGCACTGTTCCTGAAGCGGACCTACGATATCGCCGCAGTTACCGACAAGACTGTGAAAGTCAAATACAATGGCGCGGTGGTGCCTGTGCGCCATTTCCAGCAGTATGTTGACTTGTATATTGGCGCGAAGGGCGCCGCGGGCGGGGAAGGCGGTGGCGGTGGCGGTGGCGCTGCCGCCGTGAAGCGCATCTACGAGAACCCCGACCCTCGTTGGGAATACGTGGTCTGCCTCACCACCACCGACGAATTCGCACACATATCGTTCGTCAACGGGATTTATACACCTCGGGGCGGCAAGCATGTCGAGTATATCACCAACCAAATCGTGAGAAAGCTCGCCGAACTCATCAAGAAGAAGAAGAAAGTGGACGTCAAGCCCAACACCATCAAAGAGCAACTTATGCTGTTCCTTCGTTGTGATATTGATAATCCGTCGTTTTCCAGTCAGACGAAGGACGAACTCGGCACGGCTGTCGCGAATTTCGGTTCTTCGTGTAAAGTCAGCGACGAGTTCATCGAGAAACTCGCGAAGATGGGCGTGATGGACGCCGCGTGCGCACTCACCGAAGTTAAAGACACGAAGGCCGCGAAGAAGACCGACGGCGCGAAGACGCGCACCATCCGCGGTATCCCCAAACTCGTGGACGCGAATTATGCGGGGTCGCCGGACAAATCCGCGGAATGTACCATTATCTTATGCGAGGGTGATTCAGCCAAAGCGGGTATTATCAGCGGGTTAAGCAAGGAAGACCGGAATTATATCGGCGTCTACCCGATGAAAGGGAAACTCTTCAATGTCCACGGCGAGACGACGAAACGAATCGCGGAGAACCGCGAGATTGCGGAAATCAAGCAAATCCTCGGATTGGAAGCGGGAAAGACATATACTCCCGCAGACGTTGCCACACGGCTGCGTTATGGCAAGGTGCTCTTTATGACCGACCAGGATTTAGACGGCGCGCATATCCAGGGGCTCGGAATCAACCTCTTTCAGATAGAGTGGCCGTCGCTGACGAAGATTCCTGGGTTCATCGGGTTTATGAATACGCCCATCCTGAAAGCGCGGCGCGGGGCGCAGGAGGTCCTCTTCTACAATGACGGTGAATTCAATGCGTGGAAGAAACAATTTCCCGGTGAAGTCGTCCCCTCTGGTTGGTCGACCAAATATTACAAAGGTTTAGGCACGAGCACCGGGAAGGAGTTCAAGGAGTATTTCGAGCATAAGAAGATGGTCGCGTTCGTCCATACGGGCAAGGAGAGCGATGACCACTTGGATATGGCGTTCAATAAGAAGCGCGCAGATGACCGGAAGGAGTGGTTGTCTAATTATTCGCGCGAGGCGTTCCTGGATACATCCAAACCGGCGATTCCCTATGAAGAATTCATCGACCGCGGTCTTATCCACTTCTCCATCTACGACAATGAGCGTTCAATTCCCAACCTGATGGATGGGCTGAAAATCTCGTTGCGGAAAATCCTGTATGCGGCCTTCAAGAAGGGAGGTCTCAAAACCGAAATCAAGGTGGCGCAGTTCAGCGGTTATGTCTCGGAGCACTCGGCATACCATCACGGTGAGGCGAGTCTGAATGCGGCGATTGTGGGGATGGCGCAGAACTTCGTCGGCAGCAACAATATCAATTTGTTAGAACCCAATGGTCAGTTTGGCGGGAGACTTCAGGGTGGGCAGGATTCAGCGAGTGAAAGATATATCTTCACCCAACTCAACCGACTGACGCGACTCATCTACCGTCAAGAAGACGACGCGGTGTTGACGTATATTGATGATGACGGACAGATGGTAGAGCCGGTATACTATGCGCCGGCGATTCCGATGATTCTCGTCAATGGAAGCAAGGGAATTGGGACTGGTTTCAGCACGGATGTTATGCCGCATAATCCGCTTCAAATCATTGCGTATATTCGGGCGATGCTTCGCGAAGCGACTGAACAAGCGGGTTCCGGTGACCGTCCCATCATTGAGCCGTATTTCAAAGGATTCAAGGGGACCATTAAGAATATCGCGGCCTCCGCGACCTCCGGTGCCGCCAGTAACGTGGCCTCCGCGGCCTCCACGACCTCCGGTGCCGCCAGTAACGTGGCAGCGAAATACCTCATCAAAGGCACCTACGAAATCATCGCCGACCGTAAAGTCCGTATCACCGAACTCCCCATCGGAACTTGGACGGACGATTATAAGGAGTTCCTGGAGAAATTGATGGAAGCGCCAGCAGCATCAGACAAAGACAAGGCCAAGGACAAGGCCGCTGCCACCAGTGCCGCCGTCCCCGTTCTCAAGGAGTATACAGATATGTCCACCGACTCTGTAGTGGATATCACCGTGACGTTCCATCCTTCGTATCCGCATACGCCGAAGGACCTTCAAGCCGCCGTCGTGGATGCCGACGCCGGAACCAACAAACTGGAGAAGCTCCTCGGGTTATTCACAACACAAAGCACGACGAATATGAACCTCTTCGACGCGCGCGAGAAACTGCGGAAATATGCGAACATCTATGATATCATTGAGGATTATTACACGGAACGTCTCGCTTTATACGCCAAACGAAAGACGGCGATGCTGGCGCAACTCGGGAATGAACTGCGTGTCCTCACAAACCGTGCCCGGTATATCCAAGAAGTGCTCGACGACAAGTTGGAGCTTCGCAGACAGACGAAGGAGGCGATCTTCGCGAAGATGGTCGCGCACGGATACGAACACATTGAAGGCGACGCCGAGTTCAAATACCTGCTTAAAATGCCGATGGATAGTGTTACGGATGAGAATGTCCGACACCTTCTGGCCGATCGCGACTCCAAGCGCGCACAATATCAGGCACTCACCGATACAACGATTCAAGCATTATGGACGCGTGACTTGGATGAATTGGAGCAGGAGTATCGTAAGTGGGCGACGGCCGCGGAGGCGAGCGCAACAGTGACTGGCGGTGGCGCGACGGGAGGAGGAGTGGCAACGAAGAAGAAGATGGTGGTGAAGAAGTAGCTCGGCTCGCCTCGCCCAGTCTGATATGATGCCATATACGGAGCCATATACGGGAGCCATATACGGTCACACACACACCAATAATAAAAAACAACACATTTTTTATTATTTTGGAGCCAATATAGAGCACGACCGCGAACGAGGGCGAAAGGAGGGCGATAGCCCGAGTGGAGCAACGAGAGAGCAACATTAAAACCACGGTTTCAACTCCAGCGTCTTGTGCTTGTAATCCGAGAAATTCGGCCGCGCCATCGGTGTATACATATTACTCACATCACGCTTATACTGGATATATCCCTCCGCCTCACCGTGAACCCGGGGGACACAATATTCAAATACTAATTCGTTTAACTCTATAATCTGTTCGCGGATGGCGGTCGGAGCATTCGCGGCGTTCTGGAGATAAATCGTCCGCATAATGATGCGCAGGGTATCGCAGTCCTGTTCGCCGACGACGTACTTCCCGCGCGACCTCTGATAGACACCCGCGCGGATTCCGTTTTGGATAATCTGCAGATTCTCTTTGCTAAAGAATGCGTTGGAGAGCGGTGTGTTCTCCCAGATGCCGTTTAAGGCGTCACGGTAAGTCACACATTGATGGACGGGGTTTTTGTCATAAAGCGCAAACTGGTCCTGTGTTTGGGGGGTGACGATATCCAGCCGCCCGTTCTTTGGTTGTCCGATAAACGTCTCTTCGGGGAATGTGCGATATTCAAAACGGTTCATTATTCAGGATATTATTATTATATAGACTATAGACTATATTTACAGACTATATTTACAGACTATATTTATATCGCTACTATTATATATAGCGGTCTACCATTATGGATTTTATTTCAAAGGCTAAAGATATAGGTTCGTCCGCATTTGGAAGTTCGTCATCTGGTGCGAATGGCAGTGGCAGTAGCAGTGGCAACGGCGGCGCAGGGATATTTAGCAACTTTTTCAATCTATCTATTCAGAAAATGGTCTTGATATTGGCTGTCATCGCGTTCGTTATTTCGGTGGGGACTGTCGCGATTTTGCTGTGGAAGTCGAAGAGCGCGCAGAAATGGCCGCCTGAAATCGCGAAATGCCCGGATAGAATGGAATTGAATTCTACGGGAGAGTGTGTTGATAATTATGGATTGGGTATAGCGAACTATACGCCATCTCCGAATGATTGTGGTAATTTTGAGAATATTAAGACCAGAGTTATAAGTGGCGGTGAAGACGGATCATATCTCCCGTGGGAGGGTATCGTTGACGGTAAGTCATCGCGTGCCGCGTCACTAAAGTGCGCAATATAAATAGAATAGTCATTCATAGGATGACATAAACGATAATATTATTATTTTATGTCATCGTCGCCAGTCGATCCCGGCCGCGGCTTCGGCCGCGGCTTCGGCTTCGGCGTCGGCTTCGCCTTTACATCGTGTATGCGCCTGGTGCGGCACCGGATGCCGCCTTTGCCACTGCGGGAAGAGAATCGGAAGGCGCGCCAACTCCGTAGGAGCCCATCTTCATATTGCCAGTGACACACATGGAGTAGAAGAGACGGCTCTGGAAGTACATTAGGGCGTATACCAGAATCATCAAGAACGAATAAACGCCACTCATTATCGTGATTTTCCCCCTAAATAAGAGCACGAGTGACGAAATGAACCCTAGACCTGCCACTGCCAAGAAGATAAAATTCACGACAGTGAGCCAGTAAAATAGCAAGCAATAATCCTTATCGAGAGGAGCAAACAACTGTTGAATCGCGTCCATTTTCTGAATATACCCGGTTATAATATATAAAAAGATAAATTTGTGTGTAAATAACGTGAGTTCGTGTAATGGAAATTGGTTCAAGATCTATCGGCGGCGGCGGCGGCGGCGGCGGCGCCAGTTCCGTGAATTACACAAACTTCCTCGGCCGTGAAGCCATCTACAACAACATCCGCGACTTCCTCGCATCATTTCAAAAGAACAAGTCCGATCTCACCTTCAAGCGCGGCATCTACATCTATGGCGCGCCAGGCACCGGAAAAACCGAATTCGTCGTTCGACTACTTAAAGAGCTCAACTATGACATGGTGAAATACGACGCCGGTGATATACGCAATAAATCTATTATTGACTCCATCACACAGCACAACATATCCGACAAGAATATCATGTCCATCTTCCAGCGCAAAGTCCAGAAAATCGTCGTCGTTATGGACGAACTCGACGGAATGAATAACGGCGACAAGGGCGGTATAACATCTCTCATCAAGCTCATCCGGCCTAAAAAGACGAAGAAGCAGAAGCAGGAGGAAATCACGATGAACCCCATCATTTGTATCGGGAATTACCACATTGACAAGAAAATCAAAGAACTGATGAAGGTTTGTTATGTATACGAGTTGAAGACGCCGACCCCCGCGCAAATGACGCACATTATTGATATGACGATGGGGATACATATAGACGCGACGACCTTGAAAAACATTATTGCCTTCGTCCAGGGCAATCTACGCAAACTTGGCGCCGTTGCCGAGATGAGCAAGAAGTCAAACACGATACTCGCGAATAATATCCTCCACGCGATATTTCAGCCGAAGACCTATAACGAAGACATCAAGAAAATAACCGAAAAATTGATGAATACGCCTTATTCGATATCCGAGCACAATGTCCTCATCAACGAGACGGACCGCACGACGATTGGTCTATTGTGGCACGAAAATGTGATTGACGTTCTTGACAAATTGCCAGTCGCTGTATCTGCGCCATTTTATAAACTCGTGCTTGACAATATTTGCCAGGCTGATTATTTTGACCGCATTACATTCCAGAATCAGATTTGGCTATTCAATGAATTGTCGTCTCTTATTAAAACATTTTACAATCACCATCTTTATCATAAATCGTTTCCCAAAAAAGCGCGGTTTCATCCTACGGAAGTGCGATTTACGAAGGTGCTTACCAAATACAGCACTGAATACAACAACCAATTATTTATACAGAACTTGTGTATCCAGTTGTCAATGGACCAGAAGGACCTCTTTGCGTTTTTCTTGACACTGAAGAAGCAGTATTCCGAGGATGAAATTCCGCGCATATTGGAGATGTATGAAATCACGAAGTTGGACATCAATCGTATCTACCGGTATTTAGACAAATATATGGAGAAAATGGAGTCGGATTGTGAAAATGAAGCGGAACAAAGCACCGACGGCGGTGCGGAAATACGCGTTTGAATAAGTCCAAAAAGATATAGCCAATATTTAGAAACATCCATCGATTCCATTCCATCGATTCCATTCCATTCCATTCATTCCATGGGCGCGTCTATCTCTTTTGATTCCAAATATCGCTTAATTTTAGACACTGAAATAGAATGTATTTCTACGAATACTCGGACACCCGCCGCTGATAAAAAGAAGTCTCACCGCGGGACCGAGGGCAATGGCAGCGAGAGCGGCGACAGCGACGACAGCGGCGACAGCGGCGACAGCGGCGAAAGCGACAGCGACAGTGGCGGCGAGAACGATAACAAGACATATACCGTGAAAATAACACCCGAAATTATCGGGTATATTCGCAGCTATCTTCGCAAGAATCAATTTCTCGATGAGTTTGACCTAATCACCGAGATGGACCTTGTTGAATATAATCACGCACCGGATTCCGCACTTGTTTTCAATTCGGACTCTATCGTGTTCAATACAACCAATCAAACCATTGAGGCAGTTGGTGAGTGGGAGTATCTTGAGCCTGAGAAACCTGCGGTTGCGAATAAGAAATCGAAGTCGAAATCCAAGGGGAGTCGTTCACGCGACAACGACGACGACGACGACGATCACGAAGAACGGGACGATGTGGACAATAATCACTCCAATTATAAAACCAAAGACGACGAATTGCCGGTGAGTGAGATTGAAGGAATTCTTAAGGATAAATTTGAAGAATATAACAAGACGCGCGAGTTTGTTATTCACGAGTCAAAGAACAGTTTTTTGGCGATGCTTATCAAATCGGTTGAAATTGTAAAGGCGTAAATCAAAGTAATAATAACATAGAAATGGTTGTATTTTCTATGTTATGAAATTTGTTCTATAGTTATACAAATATTGTCTCGGTGTCTGTCGACGCGGAAGTGTACGCGGTCGGTGCGGGCGGTGCGGGCGGTGCGGGCGGTGCGGTCGGCGCGGGCGGTGCGGGCCCACGAAGACGTTCCGTCAGTAGCCCCTCACAATGTTCTTTGAGTAATTTGTTATCCTCTTTTAACTGCGCAATTTCTTTATTGCGCTTATCAAGGTCAGACTGTAGATTCTGAATAATCTGGACGATTTGTTGGTTATTCAATGTAACCGGTGGTTGACCTGGCTCCTGTAAAATGATATTCCCGCCTGGACCTCCCCCTGCCGCAGCCGCATCCTCTGCCATCTTCGCGCGTTCCTTCTCCAGTTGGAGTGTTTGCGCGATGACGTCCGGTTTCATTTCGGGCCGTCCCGGCGCATAATCTTCCAGAAGTTTCTCCAGCTCCACCATATAAAACCGACGTTGTGCGGCGTCCTTGATAAAATCCATCACCTTCTTGGGCGAATCGCGCACGATATCCGGGTTCGCATTTACCAGCAACTTGCGCTTATCGAACGTATTATGGTCGTGAGAGAATACCAGAATCACCTTCATCGGGTCCAGCTGGACGAATGGGACGGTGTAATCTTTCAGGAACGCGCGTTCTTCCGCCAGACACGCATCTTCATTATACCGGTGCTGTTTCAGCAATTTACGTTTGAACGCAAATGTTCCCGCCGTAGCGTGGTTCGGGCCATAGGGTCCAAACCGCTTCATTTGCCCAATGTGTTTGAAATAAATGTAAATCTCGCTTGAGCCCGCGCACAATGCCTCCGGGTGGGTGACAAGCATATGAACCGCGTGAGATACACGCTGGGGTGGGTAGTAGTCGTCGTCATCCATATAGACCAGGATTTCACCGCGCGATTTCTCGTGAAGCAGGTTGCGCTTCTTTCCCAGTGTCATTTTCGTGTCATACTTGAAATACTTAACACGGGGATGCGATGCGACCAGGTCTTCGACTGGATCTGTACCGTCGTCGATAATAATCCACTCCATACGGTCTTGTGGGTAATCTTGGTTATTGAAACACGCCAACATCGCAGGAATAAAGGGGCGACGATTGAATGTTGGAGTACATACACTGACAAAGGGATATTTTTTGAAATATTCCGGGGTTGACTTCTCGGGTGCGCCGGGGGCAAATGCCGGGATAGCGCTGGCGTGTGTTTTTTTGCCACCCATTCTATATAAATTGTATAAATGGGTATAATACCTTATACAATGAATTGTTTATGTTCTTTCTTATGCGCCCCAATTCTTTATTTTATCGAAAAAATCCATAATACCATGCCAATAGTGCGTGAGATACAGTGTCAGCAACATCAAAATGACGATCGCCGCAACATTGAGGTCCAGATACTCAAACGCGTAAAACATCAACGTCAAATTAAAGAAGAAGAATATAATCGGGACATAATGAGCATACAGTTCGCGATACTCGTCCCAATGAAGTAGGGGGTAAATAAAAAAGGTCCCGATGAATTGGATAAGTTGGACGACATAGGATATGACGGGGAATATCCCCATACCAAATCCGGTAAATAACGACCATAATGAACCGCCGATAAATTCCTTACGATGATCCGTCTGGTTTACAATCATTCCAATAACCGTGGTGAAAAAGGGACCACCCATCAACATAAACCCGGCGAATAAAAGAAAGACAAACGGCATAAAAATAATGAACAACGGCGAGACTGCGCCGTATAATTCCTTCGGGATACTGTGCGATATTTTGGTGATGAATTCAAAGATATACAGTGTCATCGCGCGGTCCGACGAGAACGAGAATATAAAAGAATTGTTAATCCATTGCTTAAATCGCGCCTTAATAAAATCCCAGTTCAGGAGATTGACTTTGGTGACTCCTTCATCCACGCTGTCTTTTATCATATCAATGTCGTCCTTCGTCAGGCAGAACCATTTAAAGACGTAGGTGTCCAGAATAATCGCGGCTTTCAGGTAGATTTTTTTAGATGACGATAGTTTGGGGTCATCGGCAATCCCGCCGAACTTGTCTTCACAATCTGCGTCACACGACGTGTATTCATTGGTATAACAATACGGCCATTGATGGCGGTCGGTTGGGAATAGTTTTTCTAGATTGAGGCTATTCATTCGGATACTTTCGGGTGCGGAGTAGAAGAGGATATTCACACAAATCACGGAAATAATGAGTGTTTCAATGAAAAGCGTTAAGACGCTCAGCCCAAACTCTTTGAGTGCGGCGATATCGAACATTGTTTTGGCTTTGGCTTTTTTGGGCGATGTGTCATCGCCCTCGTCCTCGTCCTCGCCCTCCTCCTTGTCCTCGTCCTCGTCCTCGTCGTCGCCGCCGAACATACCGCCTACTTTGCTAAATGTGCTCTCTTCGCCTTCAGCGTCGTCGTCGTCGACATTTGGTTCTTCATTGTCATCATCGGCCATTGTATATGTATTCAGGTTATATATACAATAGATTATTCATTTTTACGTCGTTACGTAGCTCCACCTCGCGCGGTTCACGTCGTTACGTAGCTCCACCTCCGCAATGCGTCGGTTCCGCTACTTCACGTCGTGCATGTGCCATTACTGTGCTAAATACCGAACAACCCGGCGACGTGAACCGCGGAGCGGAGTAGCGGATTCGCGAAGCGAAGGAGCTGCGGAGCGACGTGAACCGCGAGGTGGAGCTACGGAATCACCGCGCGTACATCAGGCCTGCGTTCCCCGACACAAATGTCAGCACATTATACCGCTCCTCCAGAATATGAAGGTCATACGAATACAAATAAATATTCACATTCGGCTTATTCATACCAATAATCTCTCGCGTGTTCGGATTACAAATCACCTTCACCTCCGCAGCAGTATCCAGCGGCGGATATATTGTCGTGAGTTCCAACTCGATCTGATTGAACTTACTCATATTGATAGCTCCGCTAGGTTGTAGTTCATACGGGTCCGAGTTCAGACAGAAATTGTAACAATATATCCCCGGTTTAGCACTCCCCCGTGTGCGCGTATATTTCTCCACGTAATTGTATACCCCCGCATCGAGCAAATTCTCACGGTATTTCCCGTTCAACGAAATCCCCAACATCTGTAAAATGTCGCGCTCGTTCTCCGACTGAAAATCCCCCGTAATGTGAAGGCCGGTCAGACGTTTATCGCCCGGATTGATGCCCGGGCCAATGCCGTTCTTCGGCCCATTTTTGTCAAAGTAGTAGCGGTCGTTCGCGAAATCGGGGCGCGCTTTCCACGCCGTCGTCTGGATATCGCTTGCGGTGGTGACGATTTCTGTAAACGACGTCGGGCGCCAGTCATCGTCGATGGGCGCAGGTATGATATCATACGGCAGATAGTTATACGGCCAGTTCGTATAATTGCTCCACTCATTTCGCATATTGACATCACTCCGCTGGAAAAACATCGTCCATGACGACACCATCCCCATTGAATTCTCTATCTTGACTTTCTTATTCCCAGTGACATCATTGAACGTCCAGTCATAATATGACTTAATCAAGTATTTTTGTTGATTCGCGGCAAAGACTTTGGATTCGTCATCCGAGAGAAAGCAATAGGTAGCCATCAAGTGGACATCCGCATTCCAGTCTGTGCGAAGACTCGGGTATGAGTTCAGCGATAAATCGATGCTGGGCGGCGGGTATAAAAACCGCCACATTTGGTGGAGGGGGTTTGTGAAGTCGGGTTGGACGACGGGCCAATAATTGCCAGAGTCGCCTACATCGCGAATCGTGAATAATTCCTTCACGGGGCGCAGGGTCACGTCGATTTGGAGTTGGTTATATTGGAGACACACGAGGGGGAACGCCATCTTGGAGGACATCGTGAACCACGCATTAATGGGGATGTATATCTTGCGCCCGCGAATCGATGGTTCCGCGCCGGCGACATTGGCCGTGCGATAAGCATTCGGATACTGATTCAGGCGCGCACCAGAACAGCCGGGATTATATAATTCGGGGACGTGTCCTGTCATTTGGTTGTATAGGTCGCGCTTTGTGTTATCCATATCGCGCTCCACAATCGCCGCCAAATTATGGCCGGAGAAACGCTGGAGGGTCATACCACCCACGGAAATGACGATTTCTTTAATCATTTGGGTGCCGAGGTTTTCAATCCAGCGGAATTCATAGGGCGCCCACATATCGCCCACATTTGCCGGAGGATGAATCGGGCTCCAGATGGAGGGGAGTGTCACGCAGACATAGGTATCCATCAGCAGTTCCGCATATCTCGGCACATAAAACGTGAACTTGGATTCCTCCGTCATTCTGAGTTTCTTCTGGCCGTCGAAATCAATTCTAAACTTTTGAAGACCGAAATTCGTATATTTAAGATAGGTGCTTTTGAAGAAAGATTTTTTGGGGTTGCCATTGAGAATCACATTTTGGTTGCCAGTGGCAATGAGATTCAATAAGCCACCAGTCATTTAGTATTTTATTATGGTTAATATTTCTACTTGTATTAACTTTATATAAAAATCTAGACATCGTGTATTATATTTTATATACGGTATATAATTAGTAAAACACGTGAATGAAAGAATTACAAATAGAAATCGTGTTTGTTGGGGTTATTATATTGGTTTTCGGATTATGGAAGATATCGGAACTTATCAAGACGCGGAAGCGCGAAGGATTCGTGGCGAAGGCGAAGGATGCTGCGAAGGAGGCGGCGAAGGCGAAAGAGGCGGCTCCCGCACCCTACTCGGATACCGAGACGTTTCTTTCACAAATTGAACAACTTATTCCTACAAACATTCGGTCGTCAATTGGCGGTGGTCCAGTACTTTCCACCGAGAATTTTACAGTGGATACAACCGAAAATGAAATGACGATACATCAGCGTAAAAAGATAGCGCCTACCGTGCCTACCGCGCCTACCGCGCCTACCGCGCCTACCGCGCCTACCGCGCCTACCGTGCCTACCGCGCCTACCGCGCCTACCGCGCCTACCGGAAAAGAAGGCATGGAGAATTCCGACGCAAATACGAAAGAATTCATCGACAAGACTCTTACATCCATCAATCCCGATGACAGTCAAAGCCGGTTCAAACTGCGCGATTACTATATCAAGGCAGCGTATAACGCATTCAACCCCGATAAATTCAAGAACTCGACGGTGAGTATGGATGCGTGTCTCTACGCACTCGCGCGTGGGTGTCGTTTTATTGACTTTGAGGTGTTTTCGGTGGATAATCAGCCAGTCATCGCATCTTCGTCTGTGAATTCATTTAATTATAAGGAAACGTATAACCATATTCCAGTATCCGACGCATTTGAAGTCCTCGGGAGTTACGCATTCTCCGGGTCAAAATGCCCCAATCCAGGCGACCCCTTCATCATCCACATGCGAATGATGTCGCAGAATGTGACAATGTATGACAACCTCGCAAAGGTGATTGCGGGGAGTAAGACTGTCGCGCGAAACTTGCTTGGCCCGAAATACGGGCGAGAATACCAATCCAAGGATTTAGGGAATGAAAACCTATCAGACTTCAAGGGGAAGGTTATTTTGATGGTGGATGGAACGAACCCCGTATACCGTAAAACAAAACTGTTTGAACTGATAAATATGAGTTCCAAGACGATGTTTCTTTCCAAGTATACCTATTTTGGTGTAAAAAATGTGGGCGACCCACAGGCATTTAAAGACGCGAATAAGAAGAATATGTGTTTGGTTGTCCCGGATAAAGGGGGGCGACCCATCAATGATGGACACAATGGACCTTTTACATGGGGGTGCCAGATCGCGGCCATGTGCTTTCAGGAGGAGGCGCGCGATGAGAAGTTGAAGGCGTATGAGGATAAATTCTCGTCGGTGGGATATGCGTTCATTTTGAAACCGGAGGATCTTCGTTATGTCCCGATTACGATTGCTCCGCCGGCACCGCCCAATCCGAAAGCGTCGATGGAGTCGAGACCGGCGGAGGCGGCGGGTGGGGTTAAGATTACTTTGTAAATTTTGCGTTTCTTGTTGCGCCTTACCCTGCGGGTCGGCTCCACGCGATCCGCAAAATTCCTTTACAATATCATTCGTCATACAAGAACACGAGAGACGACGGAATTGACGACGACTGTCCGAGTGTTCGTCGCTCGTTGCGTCTCACCCTGCGGGTTCGACTCCACTCGATCCGAACACGAGTCACGATCCGACGGAATTGACGAAAATTGTCCGACAACATTGAGCCCCGGAATTGACGACGACTGTCCGAGTGTTCGGAGCGAGTGGAGGCGGAGCCGCAACGAGCGACGAACACGAGTCACGAGCCATGAGCCATGAGTCACTATATTTTCTAATCATATGATAACTAACATCATATTATTCATTATTCATTATTCATTATTCATTATTCATTATTCATTATTCATTATTCATTATAAAAGTATTTAAATGTCCCGCAAGCACAAGCACGGCGACGACACGACGAGCTACGATGAAAAAGAGCTCGAAATCCTGCGCGAGGCCGTGGATGTAATGGAAAAACGAAAGGGTGCGAAAATCATCCAAGATCCACAGGTTAAGAAAATCATATCCATTGTAGAAGATTTCATCGCGGATAAAAAGCTCGTATGTTATGGCGGCACCGCGATCAATAATATACTCCCCGAAGATGCCCAGTTTTACAATAAGGACATCGAGCTTCCAGATTATGATTTTTATTCGGATAATGCGCTTGACGCGGCGAAGGAGCTCGCTGATATCTATTACAAGGCCGGATATGAAGATGTAGAAGCCAAGTCCGGTGTTCATCACGGGACATATAAAGTCTTCGTGAACTTTACGGGGATCGCGGATATTACGCAGATGGAGCCCGCGCTATTCAAGGCAATCTCTCGAGACGCAATTATTAAAAAAGGGATCCGGTATGCGCCGCCCGACTTTCTTCGGATGGCAATGTATTTAGAACTATCGCGTCCAGATGGCGATGTTTCTCGGTGGGAGAAAGTCCAGAAGCGTTTGGTATTATTAAACAAACATTATCCATTGAAAGGGTATGACTGTGATAAAATAGAATACCAGCGCGGATTCGAAGGCGCGACCAAGGCGAATACGGGGGAGATTAGTATTTCAAGAACGCGTAAGAGGTCGGCGTCGGCGTCGGCGTCGGCGTCACGGTCGCGGTCGCGGTCCGTGAAGAAGGGCGGGAGCGGTCGCAGTGCGACTCGTTCGGTAAAAGCGCTCAAGCGTAAGGCAATCAGCGGCGTGGTTCGGAAGTATCACAGCCTAGGTGCGTATTTGAAGCGTTTGTATCACGCGGTTCCTTCACACGAGGAGACGAAGGGCGACTTCAAATATACGGTGGAGGAAGATAAACTCACGCATAGGTATCGCTTGATTGCGACCTACGAGAGATTACTGGGCGCGGATGATACATTTGTATTATATTCTATGAAGGCGAGTGAACTAGATGCGAGCGTGAGCGCGAGCGCGAGCCCGGCTGAGAGGCGTAAAGCGAGCCCGAGCCCGAGCGCGGAGGCGAAGGCGGAGGCGAAGGCGAAGGCGAGCGGTGAATACTCCGTTCGTAAATCCAATATTTCATATTCAAGTAACCGAGAGAAAGAACTAGCCGAGACCGACATTTATAATATTGTCCGCGATGTGTTTATCAAGAACCACGCGGTCTTCTTCGGCGGGTATGCGAACATCTTATACTCGCGGTATATGCCAAAACACCAGCGTCGTATCGTCCAGAAAACTCCCGATTTTGACATACTCTCAGAAGAACCCCGTGAACTATGCGATGCCGTCGTGCGCGAACTCACCGCGCATAAGTATAGAGACGTTAAATATACGAAGCACGCTGGTATAGGTGAGGTCATTTCCGAGCATTATGATATTCGCATCGGCGACGAGGTCATCGCGTTCTTGTATAAGCCTCTCGCGTGTCACAGTTATAATACAATACGGGTAAACGGTGACGCGGGCGGAGGCGCGAACGGAGGCGCGGGCGCGGGCGAGTCTATTCGTATTGCGACAATTGATACAATGTTGAGTTTCTACTTGGCATTTATTTACGCTGACCGCGTATACTATGACATCAATCGCATTCTTTGTATGTCCCAGTTCCTTTTTGACGTCCAGCAACATAACCGTCTCAAGCAGACAGGACTATTACGGCGTTTCAGTATCAATTGCTACGGAAAACAGCCAACGTTGGAGTCAATGCGATTTGAGAAGACGGAGAAATACGAGGAATTAAAGGAGAAGCGTGATTCGCGCGAATTTGAGGAGTGGTTCTTGCGGTATATTCCTTATGAACACGGGAAGGCGGGTGCGGCGAAGAAGAAGACGCGGAAGACGCGTAGCGGTTAATGGAGCCCCTCCCCCAACTTGTTGAATACCTTTGTAATCACGAAAAACGTCCCCGCGAACATTGCGCTCGTCGCGGTGAGACCCACCATTTTGAAATTACCGTCTTCACCGAATAAAGATGGAAGGAAGTGGAGCAGTTGTGCGCGGAAAATAGGCATCTGGAATATAAAATATAGCACACCGATGAGAATCGGCATTTGGAGGTCGTAATAAATTGCCTCGATGGTGTCGAGTTGATTGGACTGGCGCGCATTGGCGCGGACGATGCTTTCCATTGAGGTGTGTTCTTTGATATAGTCGTGGCCGCCGCCGTCGGCGAAATGGACGGATTTTGGTTGCGGGACATAGTTGGGTCGTGCCTGGTCGTCATTTGTAAATGAATTGGGGTTCATTGGAATATCTCTCGTAGGTATCATTGTCATCCCATTGGCGCTGGCGCGTTGGACTCCTTGCATGACTTCATTCATCACGCTCCCTGGGATTTGCGTTGGACCGTGTGACATCATCGGGTCGCCGCCTACATTGGGAGAGTAGATGAGAGGCGCGCCGCCACCACCACCGCCGCCGCCGATATTGCCGCCACCGTAGGGGGTGTGATGATGACTCGAACCCGGCGTTTGGCTACTTAAAGGGAGATCGTCAATACTGGTGGTGTCGCTCATCGGAATGGAATGGAATGGAATGGAACGGAACGGAACGGAACGGAATGGAATATTACTAAATATATGTATATCAATATTGATTGGGATACATATTGGACGCGCTAGGCGATAATTCCGAGCGGAGGGAGCGAGTGGAGCCGTAGGCGCAACGAGCGGACGACGCGAGAGGCGCAACGAGCGGACGACGCGAGTCTAGTTCAAACTAACATCCTTCTTCCCTGCCTCACATTTTACGGCCTTCGTCCTATACTGATAACACTTATCGTCAAGCTTGTACGTATCATTCTCTAAATCCTTGAGAGGTGGCGCGCGAAAGGCGATACACGACCGGTCTTTGCAGACTTTGCGAAACAGCGATGCGATACCTAGACCAAGCACAATAGACATAATAATGCGGCCTGTGTCGGTATGAAGCAGACGCTGAAAACCCATTGTATTCTAATATATAAGGGATATAAATTAGAATTCGCGGTTCGGCTACGCTCGGCTACGCTCGGCTACGCTCGGCTACGTTCGGCTACGCTCGGCTACGCTCGGCTACGCTACTGAACCGGTATCTTCTTCACCGCCCCTTTCGCCTTCGCACAGTTCACCTCCTTCGCGTCAAACGAGAAGCAGTTGTCTGCGTGGTCTTTAAATTGAAAATTGCGGATATTGTCGGGTGTCGGGTACACATAAATAACCTTAGGTTTAGGCACCGAGATGTATACATAAAATAGACCCACAGCGAGGCTTACGATAAAAATCGGAAGGGAAATATGGTTAAATATATTAATCATTGGTGTCTTTCGTATTGGTATTGGTATTATATATTGCTGCGATAATAACGAACTCATTGACGCAACTGCGGCCCTGGCGCTGTCACCGCCCCTACCGGCCGGCTCACGATCCGGTTATCCGCAATCCACTTCGGCATAATCACCGGCATATACAATTCATTGTAGCCATATCGCTTCTGCGAGAGATTGAATTCGCGGTCGTTATACATTTGAACGAGCGCGCCATTTGCGTTCTCCGTCGTCTCTACCTGCGAATAGACGTACTTCGTCTCTCGCAACTTCATAAATGCCGGCTCAATATCCTGTTGGTAAAGGACGAGAATATCATCGATGATGCTCCGATTCTTCCATTCGGATTCCTTGAACTCCGTCATATACTCCTTAATAAGCGCGACCTTATCGGATATTACGCGTGTATGTGTCTCCGTGTCCGCGCGCATATCATCATTGTCGGTTACGCTTAAATAATAACTCCGAAACTCCGCATACATTTTCTGCTGTTCTTGTAGTTTATGCTGGATGGCGTCAAACTGCTCAAGGAGCTCGTCCTCATTAATGAACCTGAATAACAGATCCAATTTCATTCGGATGATTTCGTCCTTGGTGGCGCGGACTTCTTCCAGCGATTCATTCATCAAAGTTTCTAAACTAATATACTTGCCGCGGCTGACTTCAATATGAAACCCGCATGGTTGAGAGATATTGCCGCATATGGCTTTTAACTTGCCGTCGGTCTCCGTGAATAGTGACCCGCCTTCCTGTTTACACACGATACACGCGGGTTTGATGAGCGCGAGGCGTTTGGCTTTTTGTTGCGAGGAGAGGGATTTCCAGTTGATGATGGGGTCGTTTATTAGGCGCTGGCGGCGCTTTTCCAGGGCGGTGTTGTATTTATCCTTAAAGGAGTAGTATCCGTGGATGGCGTCATTGATTTTCGTGCGTTCTTCTTCAGGGATGAGTTGGTAGGGATAGACCATTCCGCGGAAGTCGTTGGGATCAGCTGCGCGCTCAAGGTGCTTTTTGAGGGCGCCTTCTTGCTTGCGTGTGATTTCCAGGAGGACACGGGTGGCTTTTTTCAGGTTGTCGCGGGTATCCTGGGTGTGTTTTTGCTGGGCGATACGAGACGCAGCTGCGCCGCCGCCGCCGCCACCGCCACCGCCGTATTGAGCAGCCGAGGACACGGTCCCGCGTTCTTGAATTGCCGCGTGTAAATCCTGATATACGGACATACGTATGTAGTATTATATATGTCGTATATGTTATACTATACGTAGAAATATGCGAACCTATTTGCGACGACGATAATGGATTCTCATTCAGTACTCGTCACCAGGTCCCCTCCACGCCGGTAGGTTAGTAAGCATACCCAATCCGTTCCCTGCGGGGTGTGTTCGAGCATCCATCGGAATGCCTTTACTTTGGGCGTAATGTGTGGCGTTTACCATTTTGAGTTTCGAGAGAATGTATTCCTGCTGCTGACGCTTCTTCGCGTCTACTTCTTCTGGTGTAGGTTTTCCCTTATACCGAAGATACAAGAATATGCCTAAACATAGGAAGAATGCGATACCCACCGTGAAGTTAAATGTTTGTGTGTGGTAATAATCTTTGACTCGACGACACTGGTCGAGAGATTTGCTTAAGAAATAACGGACACCTGGCTCTGTGAGTGTGGGGGCTGCCGCATTATCGTTCATTGTCGCTGCGCTACGTTACTTCGTTACTACGCTGCGCTTTGCTATGCTTGTGTTGTTGTGTTTTTCGGTGCTTCGGTGCTTCGGTGCTTCGTTATCATAATCATAAAAAATAAGAAAAAAATAAGAACGCGCAACCGTCGGTAGACCAGCGTTTATAATAATCCGTGTATATTGTAATAGCTCTGCTTCGCGTCGTTTCGCTTCGTGTCAATGGCTGAATTAAGTTCATCGGTTGCGATATTCTTCTTCTTGGCTGTATTCGGAGCCTACGCATATTACAAATACACGAAAAATGGCGTGTTGAGCGGCGGGATAACGTCCCTCTTTTTTATCGTGCTCATCATCGGCGAATACTTCATCAACCTCGCAATGTCAAAGGATATCTGCGGGTTCGACCAGGAAAAGACGGCGCTCGTGGCGACCGTGTTACCGTGGTTCCTCGTTTTAGGCGCACTCAAGGCCGCGCTCGTCGTATTTCCTGGGTGGCTCACACCTTTCAGTAACACTTTCGGGTATATATTCGTATCTGCTGTTACGGACTTGAAGGATGTATTCAATGCGATTTTGACACCACAGTTTGATTTAGCACCAGAGGCACAGAAGGGGGGCGGCGGCGGTGGCGGCGACGACACCGCGGATATACCTAAAGATGACGTAAAAAACAAACGCGATATCGGTAGGGCTTTAGAGCAAATCTATACCGACCAGTCTATCATCCTCAACGAACTCGGGCTTGATAATCTAGACCGGTTCTGGGACAGTTTCAAAGAGTCGCGACTTATTAGGCCGTCGGCCAAGTTGGAAGACTTGGAGAAAATCCGGAAATTCTTGATGATGAAGACGATTGTAGGCGAGTTTGTGTGGCTGGTGCTGTGCGGTTTGCTTGTTGTTAGTATCAGTTATAATTACTTACTGAATATGGGTTGTTCTTTTACACCAGAACAGCAGAAGATACGCGCGCAGGTGCTGAAAGAGACGCAGGATGCTGCGAAGAAGAAGGAGGCGGAGGAGAAGGGGAAGGTGCTTACAGTGACCGGTTGAACGTCTCGATGTCGTTCCGCCTACGGCGCCACTCCCTCGCTCCGTTCCTAGACTCGCGTCGCTTTGCTCCTTTCATTCAGCTCATTTGTTTCACCTCCATTTCATTCCGGTTCACTCATTCGCTTCATTCCACTCGCTCCGCTTCCGCTCGTATCTCAGACAAGTTTTGTTGTGATTTATTAAATCCTAATAAAATAGAGGCGGGCTACGAGCGGAGCGGGATGGAGTGGAGCCGACGCGGCAGCGGAGTCGCAACGACTGTAGCGACGCGAGTCAGGGTGAAAACGAAGTGAGTGGAGCCGACGCAGTAGCGGAGGCGAAACGAACGTAGTTTGAACTACACAAGAATGCGAACCGCCGGCCTCGACACGTAATAGACAGCGACATACGACAGTATTCCCAATACAATCGCGATGAGCCAAATCGGAAGCACCGTCTTGCTCGAATAGCCGATGCCGAATTCGCGCAGACTACCATCTTGGTTGTAAATAAATGATGGATTGGCGTATTGAACCAGCATAAATACGACGACGTATAACAAAATAGCCGACCCTGCTAAATTATTTCGGATTATGTTTGTAAATGAAAACATCGCGTCTGTAATAATTGGTAATGGTATAATATTATTTCGTCGATTTCGTATTGTAATAGCCTTGTTACTAGTATATTACAATATAACTTTTATCCCACTTTATTCGTCTCCTGCGTCGCCTTCATCGTCCTTCTTTTTTGTCGTTTTCTTCTTCTTCTTCTTTTTTTCGCCGTCGCCGTCGTCATCGCCGCCGCCGCCGTCTTCGTCACCTTCGTCTTTGCCGCCGCCAGTCACTTTTCGCATTGCTTTAAATATAGAAATCCAATGTTTGACAAGACACATTATATATGTCATTAT